ATTGGTAGCAGTGTAAACAGCCAACATGTGGCAGACGATAAAGCAGCTGCAGCAGACTTTGAAATACCTGGCGTAGATAATAGAGAGCTAGCTCTTTGGATCAAATCAGAGTTAGAATATGACCAGCTCATTTTAGAATTTTACAAGGATAACGAACCCACATCCGGATGGATTCACTGTAGTTATTCAACAGATCAAAATAGAAATCAGTCATTGCGTGCACAAAGAGTTGATGGTAAAGTTTCATACACACCATGGTTAGAATAGGTTACATAGATACTGTTCACGGCATTTGTCCACACTGTAAAGAAGATACTTTACTGGTAGCTATTGTTACAGATTTTTATAAATGTACAATGTGTGGTGAAGAGACAAGACAATATGTAAATGGATCTATTAAGTATTTAAAACTTGATGAGAGAGACAGAGAGTTTATTGAAAAGGAAAAAGAAATAGAAAACGAAATAGAAAAAGAATTAGATAAAAAAGATGGCTAAGAAAAAACCTATGTTTGGGGTAAGTAATTACCACAAACGAACACCTAAAAAAAGACCAGGAAGAATAAGAAAAAAATATGGACCAGGAGTAAAGCGTCCTAAAAAATATAAAGGCCAGGGCCGTTAGTTTAGAATTATTCTAATGTACATATGAAACCCATAATGATCACACTAATGTATTTAACTTTCGGTGGAGACATCAAACTAGATACGTTTGAAATTCAACAAAGTTGTCATACTTGGTATAATTCTAATGTAGTGGTACATGAAAAAAAGAAGAAAACTTTTATGAGTAATCACTACTACTATATGTATAATAAAAAACGAGTTATTGGCTATATATGCGATGGCAAAGGTGGTGTTTAAGCTCCACTTGAGACTTTACAAGAAAAAGCCACATATAGTTTGTTATTGTTTACTAGCTCTTCACCCATAGAATCTAACAACATCAGCGTTTCAACCGTGCCTTGTCTTGCACAGTCATACCAAGTTGTATGGGCACTTACCATCTTTTCAGGTATACAGGTTCCGTCAAGAGCAGAACACACCTTTAGCACTAATAAAAAATTCATTTGACCTCTTGTATATTTTGAGTTAATGTCCTATATTATAAATAGAAACAACAAAAGAAAGGTTATATAAGATGACTGACTTTAGCAAGTACAAAAACATCACTGTCGACAAAGAAACATATTCGACAATAACAAAGTTACAAACTAAAATTGCGCCTGATGTAAAACTTAGTCGCAGTCAAGTTGTAAAAACATTAGTAAATGAGAAAGCGAGAAAATTAAATGGCAGACTTAGCAAATAGCAGTGTGTTCCGAGAGTTTAAAAAAACACCAGAGGAAAGACTTTGGAAAGCAGTTTTATCTCAAGGAGTATATGAAGCATGTTCAAAAAGAGCACAAGCTCTGCCATTAACTTACGGTGAGATGAGATCTGCATTAGAATGGATTGACATATCTAACAGAGATTTTGTAACTGTATGTCAATTCGCAGGTTATGATCCTCGATATATTTTGAGAAAAGCAAAAAATAAAGTAAACAAATGGTTACCAAATGGTGCGTAAAATATGTGATATGTGTATGGGTAATGGATATCGAAGGATATGGAAAGACCAAACAGAAAGTGAAAAAATAACAATACAATGCAGTAACTGTGATTCTGCAGGAGAGGTGGAAGATGAAGACTTTAGCTATGATTATAGTGGTATTGACCATGACAAGTTGCAGTGAAATATTGTTGGTAGGAAGTTTAGGTGGGGCCGTAGTATCACAGAGTCCTGCTGTAAAAGCTTACAATGGTGTTGACGTGTTAACTATTGGTAGAACGGATAAAAGTATAAAACAACACGCTTATGAGAAACTGAAAGGAGAAAATGACTGACGAACTATACGAAGCTACAAAGAAAGAAGTAATGAGTGAACATGACGAGTATAAAAATGCAGATGTGCCGATAGAAATATGGATAGAGAGAAATAAATATTTACACCAGCATATTGACATGTTAACAGAGGAACTTATTAAAGTGAGACTTGATAATAAAAAACTAAGTAAACAATGTGAAGATCTATTAAATGAGTTTAGAAATACAGGAGATTTGTGATTAAGAAATTAATAGTAAGATTAAGAATGTGGTACGCAGACATACGCGGCCATCACGGTAAACGTTGGGACTATGAACCAGGAGATTGGTATATGGGCCGACACAAACAAAGGAAGAAATGAACACAAAATTTTTATTAAGATTAAAATGTATTATGAAAAAATGTAGAGATAAAGGTAAATGGGATTTGTTATCAAGACTTTGTTATAAGTATGGTGTTACACCTGTTGGAGAAAAGTTCTATGATTAGAACGATACCTGACACAATAGATCTGATAAAAAAGAAATATAAAAAATTTATAGATGTGCCTTTGTCTTGGATGGAATCATTTGGAAGTAAGATGAATGGGTTTGCATGGCGTAAAAGATGGGCAAATCGAAGAAAAGGAACAGGATATAGTGACGATTGAAGTTATTCCTATAAATACACAAATAGTTAAATTTTCATTTGATAGGCATAAACAAATGAAAGAAATTGTGATGACAGAAATAAATAAAGTAAAACAAGATTATCTTGAGAATGATATGGATAAAGACAATGCACGTATATCTTACACAGATTGGGGTTCAGGCACAGATGAGAATAGAAACTGGTACAATATATTTAAAAAAGATTTACATACTCAGTTTTTAAAAGCTGCTAATTTTTTAGGTTTTAGAAATTTTATAGCAAGAGAAGTGTGGTTTCAATCTTATAAAAAGAATGACTTACATACTTGGCATATACATAGCTGTAATTATACAGGTGTGTATTATTTAAATTATGATAAAAATTGTAAGACAGAGCTCTATGATCCGATTATTAAAAAGAAATTTTTTATAGATGCAAAAGAAGGTGATATGGTATTCTTTCCTAGTTTTATAATACATAGATCACCTAGAAAAAATAACATTAAAAATAAAACAATAATATCTTGGAACATAGATTTTGAACTTGTAACCACAGATATGTTAAAGGAAGTAAATGAGCATTAAACATAGAATAAAATTTAAAAATGATGACCGAGCTAGGGGTACAAGTCCTGCAGAATTGCGTTCCTCTGGACCTAAGCAACGACCTGAAAGGGTAGCGACGAAGCTCGGCGTTAGTGGAGAGAGTGCCAGACGTGGTGTCTCCACTGACGAAATGAAACCACCTATTTTTGTAAATGAAGATGCGGAATATTGTAGACATCTAGCTAAATTTTTTAAGGGTAAAGATGAAGTGGAATAAAAAATATACCTATCCTAAGTCTATACGTTCTTTGATTAATGACGCTAGACACTACGACGTCGGCGACGAGAAGCTACCGTCTGTTACCACGATTCTCTCAGCTACACAGAGCGACGAGAAGCGAGAGTCTATTGCTAAGTGGCAAGCTAAAGTAGGCAAGAATGAGGCAGAACGTGTCAAAAATGTGGCAGGTAAAAGAGGCACTGCGATGCACTCATATTTGGAGTATATGGTGGCCGGAAAAAGCCTTCTAGATCTTTCTGAGGAAGGTGTAGAAGCTCAAAGAATGGCTGAAGTGGTTCGTGACAAGGGTTTTCCTGATTTAGAAGAGATATGGGGATCTGAAGTAGTATTGTCTTACCCAGGGTTGTATGCAGGTCAGACAGATTTATGTGGGATTTATCAAGGGCGCGAAAGTATAATTGATTTTAAACAATCGAACAAGCCAAAACGTGAAGAGTGGATAGAAGATTATTACTATCAAATGGTAGCTTATGCTATGGCGCATGACGCTGTACACGGGACCCAAATTGAACAAGGTGTAATACTGATGTGTACGCCTGATTTATTCTTTCAAAGGTTTTTATTAAATGGGGCAAGATTTAGGCAATATAAGTGGAAATGGTTATGGAGACTCAATGAATATTATAAAACAAAAATGTAGAGAAGCTGATCTTCTGGCTGCTCGTTTCTACAAATTAGCAGAGGGAGACAGGGATCGAGCGGCGAGGGACTGGTATAATAAGGTCAAAGAGGCAGCTGATTTGATCAAATTGTACCGTTTTGACGCACAAAAATGTAGAAAGGATTTGGCGCCAAATAAGGCTTATTTAAGCTTTCTACAAAAAAATGTAGAAAGAAAGTGAAAAATGTAGAAGCGGGAACCGTTGGTATTCCTCACTAATAGTATGTTTTTCTACATTTCTACATTTTTATTTTTCATTTTGATGTAGCGCTTATTATATTTATAAAATTATATCTATATATGTAGAATTGTAGAAAGTGGGTTATAAAGGGATATGAAAAGGAAGAAGAGCAAATACAAACACGCGATCATTGGCAAGAAGAAATATTACTTCTACAAAATAGTTTGGATCGATCCGTGCGGAGATTCCGGGCATGCAGAGGCATCAGAAGTAAAAGATTTAAAACCTGCAACTATGATTTCGCAAGCGTATATATTTGACAAAGATAGAAATCATGTATGGACCTTTGCTTCTTATGACACAGAGTCCGCAGTGTTTTCTGACAGAAATTGTTTTCCAAGAAGTATAATTAAAAAGATGGAGAAGGTAAAACTTTGATTAAAATTGTAGAAAATATTTTACCTAAAGGAGTAAATAAACTTATATTAAGTGAGCTTATGATGTGGGATCGTTGGACTATGGCTGACGATATTACTAAATTTGAAAGATCTGTTGCCAGTGTAGCTGTAGCTAAACTTGCTGATGGTAATAAAGCCAACACAGGTTTTAATGCAACAACTTTTGATAGAAAACTTGATATAAACTTTAGAACTAAATTAAATACTTTTGGTGATGTAATTTATTTTACTTTAAAAGAAAAATTTAATGTTGGTCAATTAGAAAGATTAAGTTTTAATTACTATGATAATTCTGCCGAAACACTCCAACATAGAGATATGATGACTGACGAATATATGTCTGCTGTTTACAACTTAAACACTAATGATGGTGGAACAGAAATAGGTGATAAATTTTTTCCAAGTATTGAAGGACAAGCTATATTTTTTGAAAGCCATGTATTACATAGAGGTATACCACCCAAGAAATCTAAAAATAGATTTAATTTAAACCTAGTTATGAGACGATGAATCTTTTGGAAATTTTGGCTCTGATAGCACTTTTGCTTTTAGTTCTTTTTCATCAACACCCTCAAGAATTGGAGAATAGTCATCTATTATTTTCTTCATTCGACTCTCTAGTTCTTCAGACGTTAGATCTTCGAGCTTACCTGTCCGAATAATTTTTTGTTCTATATATAATCCTGCTGCCTTACCTCTTGCAACTTCTGCATTTACAGCTGCTGACCAAGCACCTTTTTGTAATGCTGCTTGTCTAATCTTACCCAGCTCAGCTATGTGTCTGCTGTAATCTACTTCGTATTTTTTATTATATTCATCCCTGATCTCACCAATATATTTTACAACTAAAGGATATGTTCTCGGTGATTGCAGTTCTGATGCAGTAATAGTTGCTCTGTCCTTATTGTATCCAGCTTCGATAGCACACTCTGTTGGAGTCTTTCTACCTTCGTTGGTTACAAGCAGTTGAGCAAATTTAATTTGCATTTCTGTAAGTTTCTTTGGTAAACCCATACATTGACATATAAGGTAATGTGCCGTATAAATCAAGTGTCGACAACACAGAGTTATGGGTGGTTGAGGGAGACTGACGCCACCCTACGAAATTATGAATGATAGATGGAGCATACCAGCAGATTACTACATCAGAGTATTTGATGAAGTTATTGATAAAAAAATTTTAGACAGCGTTAACAAAGAGTTGATGTCTTTAGATACTATAAAAGAAATAGACGATCCTTATTCAATACCTGCAGTATCTGAAACTCACTGGGAGCCACATAGATGGTATCACCCAAAGACAGGTGAGTTTAACATACGTGAGAAAGAATTAGAGTCTACAAAAAAGATAGTTAAGCACCACAAAAAGATAATTAATATATTACATGACTGTCTGTCTGAATACATGAGAAAGATAGGAGATAAACATTTTACAGGTTGGGCAGGTTTTACTCAACCATTGTATCATAGGTATTTTGAAGGCACAGATATGGCGGCACATGTCGATCATATCACAAGTATATTTGATGATAGAAAAGGTGTACCCATACTTAGTATGGTAATTCAACTAAACGATGGATATGAAGGAGGACAGTTTAATATTTTAGGCAAGGATATACCAATGAATGCTGGCTCTGTATTGATCTTTCCATCTAATTTTTTGTTTGAACATGAAGTAAAAAATATAACAAAGGGGATGAGACTCAGCGCAATCTGTTGGGCATATTAATTATGAACGGAAAATTATTAAGACAAACATTAGATAAGTTTATGAAAGGTGAAGTAGCACAGAACGCAAGAGTTCAAGTGTGTTTACCTAATGGTGAGTTTTACGACATCACCGGAATACAATTGATGGAAAATAAATTGCTAGGTGTAAGAGAAACACATAGACTAGTTATCACAATAGATAAAGAAAGATGGTCTATGGGTCAGGTCATCAAAAAGTTATGAAGCATATAGTCATCGACAACTTCTTCGATGATTTCAATAACATTGAGCATCATTTTAAGACAATTAAACTATACACACTAGCACAATACAGAAAGCAGTTTGACGAAAACTCTAACTGGCCAGGACGTAGAAGTGATTATCTACACAGATCAGAACCTTTTTTATATAATTTGTACAACAAAGAGTTTAAAAAGTTTGAGCTGAAAGGTAAATACAACGTAGACTCTTTTGTACATTTAAGAGAGAATAAGAAGGATGATTTCCCACACAGAGATAATCAGTATGGTATAGAATATACTTGTTTGATTTATCTATCGATATCTAATTTAAATTCAGGCACGTATTTGCTGTCTGATGATAAGAAAGTTATTACAGATGTTAAATTTGTACAGAACAGAGCTTTATTGTTTGATAGCAGATATTTACACACAGCTTACGGTCATCACCCAGGAAGATTGACGTTAAATACGTTTTATCACAGGAAGTAATTACGTTGAAACCTGAACGTAAATTGTGGCTAGATTTGAAGAAAAATACGCCAACAATATGTTGGAATCGTATCGAAAATTTGGCAGTTCCCGGGCTTCCTGATGTGCTTGGTTATAATAAACACCAACACTTTTTTACAGTTGAACTGAAAGTAACACGCAGTAATAAAATACGCTTCTCACCACACCAAATTGCATTTCATGTGCAACATCCTATGAATACATTTATCTTGGTAAAGTCTCTCGCTACTAGAGACTGGAAACTTTATGAAGGAAAAAATATTAGAGAGCTTGTAGCTTGCGGCTTGAAGCTTGAAGCTTGCCGCTCTGGGCTTGTCGCTTGCTGCTTGCAGCTTGAAGCTTGCGGCTCGCCGCTTGTAGCTCCTCCCACCTAACCGGGTAACCGTTCTCACGGCACCAGTCGTTATGCAGCGTTTGTATTTCTGTTAAAATTTTAATGTTGGCCATATGCTACATTCTTAACTTCAGGATCCCAGCAGGCCCTACAGTCTTTACATTCGTTGTTCTGGTGAGGCGCGGGACACGTTGCGCCAGCTGTCACCACGGTGCTAGTGTTTGGCCATGAGTCTGGGGCGTCCTGGTCCACCATCGGAGCTGAGAATCTTATCACTAAATTTTGTGGACATTGTGGCAAAAAATGCTTGACCCACGCTTCACGTGTGGGCAGCCAGTGCCGGGTCTCTGGCGTCAGTCGACACACGGCAAAGATCTTCATGAGGTGAGCTTCGTCCTGTACGTCTCCAGAGTCATGCCATCTAAATACTTTTGATTTTTTACTATTGATTAGAAGAGCCATTGCCCCGGTCCAGAGCTCATGCTTGACGCTTGCCAGTCTTCTGTACTGTGCATCCTGGACAACCTTAAAAACGTAGCAACCCTTCAGGGCGTAACAGCCCTCGCAGGTGCTGCCAGATACCTTCACCAGCTTAGAGCCAGTCTTGCATTCTTTGGCAGGTAGACCGTAGGCCCATCCTGGCATCTTTGAAGGCTTGCTCAGGCCTCCGACTAATTTTAGAGCTTCACTTGTTTTCATAATTTATACCTTTCTATTTTTTATTGTACTTTTCAATTGTGGCAATTGCTTGACGCTTGCCGCTCGCCGCTTGAAGCTTGCAGCTTTGACCCCAGATCCAATAGTCAGAGCATACGCTTAGCAAATAGTATGATACCTCGAGGTCATACATTCCACTATTGGATCAGGGCTCAATGGTCAAGCACGTTGAGGCCGGCGTGCTTTATTTTAATAACCCAGGTAACAGGCCTACTAGCAATTAACTAGGTGCTTGACCCCAAGTCCGCTGGACGATGCATCTGATTACACAATCAGTAAACCAGCGGACCAGGGCTCAAGGTGAATCCAAGACTAGTCGGTCTTATCATCCACATTGACCCGAAAGGACTACAGACTACCGACCCTTTCGTTTGTTACATAGGCGACTTATTAATGTGCCAGCCTTTAATCTGTATTCCTAACTCTATATAAACACTTGACAATCTTTTGTCAATAGGATAAACCTATAAATATTATAAACAACAGAAAGGACATTATGTCAGCAAAAATAAGAATGAACACCGAATACAGAAACAAATTCTATAATAGAATTAAAGATGTATTTGAGAAAGAAGAAACGCAAGAGCAACAGGCATTTCTACAAGCTAGAGAACACTTTAATGATATGCAAGGATATGCTTTTGATGTTGCAAAGCAAGTTGTTGAAAGGTCATATCCAAAAGAAGATGTAGCCACACTACGACAATTCAAAAAGAAATATGGCGACCCTTGTGATGTAGTAGCAAAAGATAAATGCTTTTACTTTGCACATAACGAAGATTTAGATGAAGAAAATAAACAGACAGAAACAAAATCACATTTTGATTTTGGTTTATATGGCAATCTAAATGGTAGAGAGCATTATGGTAGTGATGACCAAGAGCATTTTGCTCACGCATATTTTAGAGAAGAACTAAAATCCAAAGGTCTTAATCCTGATATCATAGCGCAACAATCAGGCAAAGATGACAACCCACATAAAACAAAGCACGTGGACGCAAACAATAAAGCACTTGGCAAAAATGGTAATGGTACTCATCAAGATGATGATAGTATTGGAATGGCTAAAGAATACAACGCACCATTTTACGTTGATGTCATTGGAACTTCTTATTGTAGAAGTAGAGCAATCGCTTGTACCAAAAAAGAATATGAAATCTTTTTACAATGGCGAAGCACAAAAGCTAAAGTTGTTAGCACTCATCAAACGTGGGTTAATTCTATAATGAAACAATGCGAACAATTAAAAATCGGATTGAAAGCATATAGATATTTAAGCGAGGGTATTGAGTTAGCAAAAGAACTTGGAATAGAATTAGACGAAGCAGAATTAGTGAGAACTAATTCAACAGGTCTTACAATCTATAATCCTAGTAATCTTGCTTCTATGATTAAAGGTATGAAGAATAAACATCAATCAAGAGAAGATAAGATTAAAGCTAGAATGGAGTATCAAAAACAATCAGTAAATTAACATTTGACATATAGGGCTATCTGTTATAGGATAGTCCTATTAACAACAGAAAGGACGAAATGTTTTACATAACTTACTACGCAAAGAAACACAAAAAGTTTATCACTAGAAAAGGACAGTATGATAAACCTGACGGAACGAAAGGCAAATCTTTCACATCAAAAAATAAAACACCTTGTTTAGTCTATTGGGATTTAGATTCAGACGGTTGGAGAATGGCAACAGGCAACGCAAAGGTCAGAATATGAATACAATATTATACATTGGTCTAGGGTTGTTCGCCCTAGGCTTTTTATTATTTATCGTTGCAATAATAATGCAACGACATTATGAAATTAAATTATGGGAACTAGAACAGAAACACAAACAGAAAACATACACACTTAAACAAGCTAGAGAGGAGTTACAAAGATGATCGAACTATTTAATATATTATTTGTAGAAAGCCCAACAGGTCTTGCTATAATTTTTATGGTGGCAATAGTAGCAGTTGTTGTAGTAGGAATTGAGGGGACTAGAAAATGAGCGAACATAATTGGTGCCACGGTCCGAGTTGCCATACCTATAGAACGCAAGATAGGGTTCGAGGTAGCAAGGGCAGTAAAGTTTTAAGAACTAGAAAAATAAAAATAAATAACAATGGTTATCCGAGTGGGTTCTATCAATACTTCTGTAGCAATAGTTGTTACAATAGTTTCGCTGATAAACACGCAGAACAAATCATTAAGATAGCGCCACGATACGAGCCACTCGAAACACCGATCGAGGATCCTGTAAGAGAGAGATCGGAATATGGATATTATAATACTACAATAAAAGAACGAGGGGTTGACACATCTATGGAATAGGAGTATATAGGATATAGAAAGGACATATATATGGAAACAAAAACAAATCACGATTACACAAGACGTAATAGATTCACAGGTGAATCTATTGAACTAACAAAAGAGGAGGCAGAAAAGCACGACGCAATATTTGTGAACGAGGCTCTTGCTACTCTTGAAGATAAGGACCTAGGCTATGGCGGATCTAAGCACTGGGAGAAAGTACGTAAGAACTTAGATTGGTTCAGACAGCACAATGCTAAAGCCTACATGGTATTACTAGACTAACAACCATATAACGAGGCGCCCTAACGGGCGCCGCGCTTCGCGCCTCGATAGAGGTACCAAACCACTTCCAAAATAGTTATAAGTAATAATAGTTAATTTATATAATAGATAGTAGGGGTCCCATAGATATACCCTTTATGCCTTGTTTTGTATAAACTTAGCTGATAAATACTTCGTAGGTTACAAAATTAATCCTAAAAAATTTTGCAAAAAAATTTTTCGAAATGAAAATAGATTTAAAAAAGATAAAGAAATTACCAGCTGACGTACGTAAAGACTTCATGAAGACGTATCTACAGTTCCAAGAAAAGAAAAAGGAATCTAAGATACAAAGTGATTTTATGGCTTTTGTAAAACATTGTTGGCCAGACTTTATTGAAGGATCTCATCACAAGATTGTTGCTGAAAAATTTAATCAGATAGCAGAAGGCAAAATCAAAAGACTGATTATAAACATGCCACCTAGACATACAAAGTCTGAGTTCGCTAGCTACTTGCTGCCCGCTTGGATGGTGGGTAGAAACCCGAAGCTCAAGATCATTCAATCAACTAACACCACAGAACTATCAGTTAGATTCGGACGTAAAGCAAAACAACTTTTAGATAGTCCCGAGTATCAAAGTGTATTCAAAGCTAGACTCAGAGAAGATTCACAAGCTGCAGGTAAATGGGAAACACAGCAAGGCGGTGAGTATTACGCAGCCGGTGTTGGCTCAGCAATTACAGGACGTGGTGCAGATTTACTTATTATCGATGACCCGCACACTGAACAAGATGCTATGAACAAAGATGCTATGGAGAGAACTTTTGAATGGTATACATCAGGTCCTCGTCAACGTCTCCAGCCAGGCGGTACAATTATTGTAGTTATGACAAGATGGAACACAAAGGATCTGACAGGTAAATTACTTGGCGCGCAGCGAGAGGCTAAAGCTGATCAGTGGGAGATTGTAGAGTTTCCAGCTATCATGCCAACAGGCAAACCTTTGTGGCCAGAGTATTGGAAGTTAGAAGAACTAGAAGCAGTGAAAGCATCAACGGGTATTCAGAAATGGAATGCTCAGTATATGCAAAACCCAACATCAGAAGAAGGAGCCATCATCAAACGTGAGTGGTGGAATATTTGGGACAAAGAATATATCCCTGCATTGAAGCATGTCATACAATCATATGATACAGCGTTTGGTAAAAAACAAACGGCTGATTATTCTGCAATTACAACGTGGGGTGTATTTTATTTAAATGATGATTCACCTCCTAGTTTGATATTACTTGATGCTAAAAAAGGTAGATATGATTTTCCAGAGCTGAAGCAAGTGGCTATGGAACAATATAAGTATTGGGATCCTGATACAGTCATTGTTGAGGCCAAAGCATCTGGTCAACCTTTAACAGATGAGCTTAGAAAGATGGGTATACCTGTCGTCAACTTCTCTCCGTCTAAAGGAAACGATAAGCATACTAGGGTAAATTCAGTTGCACCTTTATTTGAATCTGGTATGATATGGGCTCCCGATCAGGAATTCGCTGAAGAAGTGATTGAAGAGTGTGCTGCATTCCCGTTTGGCGATCATGACGACCTTGTAGACTCAACTACACAAGCGATCATGCGGTTTAGACAAGGTGGCTTTGTATTACACCCTGACGATGAAAAAGATGAGGTCTTACCTCAAAGGAAAAGGAATTACTACTGATGTTAGATTTATTAGTTAAATTATTTGGAAAAGCATACGTCAACAGAATGATTGGCACAGGAACCAATGTAAGTAAACCCATCAAGTTAGATAAAAATAGTCCTTTCAAGTTATATTCAGATTCGGCTTTCAATGACTCTAAAACTTTAAATTTTATAGAAGAGAAAATAATGGAGTACGGTCCTTTTGCATTGTCTAATAAAAATGCAACAGAAGTAAAAAATTTTGAAATGAATGCCAGAAGACTTCTTAATGCTAGACAACCAAAAGAAGAAAGCACAGTAAAAAGCGTAGCTGAGTCTATGTTTGGAACATTAGGTAAAAAAACAAAACCTGAAGCAGAGGTTGTTGACATTACAACAAAACAAAAAGTTGATGACACAGGAATTATGAAATTAAAAACAGAGCTTGGTTTACCTGAAGGTGTTGAACCAGGAAGTATAGCTGACAAAGCAATTCAAGAATCTGCTCAATATAAAATGGATCAACAAGGAGTAAAGAAAATTCTTGATGAAAACTACGTGCCACCAAAGACAACATCTATTGATGAGGATGAAGTGGTGTCAGCAACTAAAATGTCGGAGCGAGAAGCTAAAGCATACAGCGCTAACATAGAATCTTACAGGCGACCTATCATTAGACAGATGTTGTTAAAAGATACTAGAATAGATTTACCAGAAGAAATCAGAGATTCTTTGTTGATGAAAGCTGATTTACAAAGAGGGGCTGATCCTAAGATGGATCCTTTAAGATTATTAAATGAATACTATGATGTTGATTTTAAAAAATTAGATGAGCTAGAAGAAATTAGATTTACAGCAAATGATGAATTTGAAGCAGCAGATGAGTTTCTTCAAAAAGGTGGACTTAAACCAAAAGATAAAGGAGAAGAATTTTTTACAGATGAAAGACCTCCCAAGGACCCTGAATTTCAATCAGGTGGAAGAGTTGGTTTTAAATCTGGTACAGGTAAAGGAATTATGAAACTCAAAGATTTAATTAATAAAAAATTTGGTAAAGACACAATGAAAATTGCTGATGAAGTTAAACTTACAGATGAGATGTTGTTTGAAAAAGACAATAGACGACTCTTAGAAGAGCTACAAGATTATAAAGAGATTGCTCCAAAGTTTTATCAAAGAATGACTTTAAAATTAAAATACCCTGGTATTACAGATGACCTGATAGAAAAGATTATGGCCGATGACAATCCACAAAGAATTGCAGAAGTTATGGCAACAATGGATGAAGGACTTAAAATGAGTGAGAAAGGTATGAGCACTGATGAAATTATTAGTGCATTTAAAAAAACTCCAAGAACTAAAAATGCAGGTGGTGGGTTAAATTATTTGATGGGGTTATAATATGGCCTCAGAACTTATTAAAAACAAAACACTGATGCAACGACTTAAGGAACCTAAACTTCCTATGGTTGATTTTGGTTTACAGTCTACAGGCTTTGAAGAATTAAATTTATTACCAGAACCAAAGCCAGAAGAGCTTTTAAATATTCAAGAAGACAATAGAAAAGGCAGACTACTAGATTCATTAAATAAAATAGGAGGTCGTCTTGAAGATACATCTTTAGATTTTATTAAAAGAAATGAAATGGCTATTGGTGGTGGTTTGATACAAGGAGAAGATCTAGGAACAAGAGAAGGTTTTAGAAGACCAGACGATAGGGTAGCAAAGATAGTTGATAAAAATATTCTTAAACGAAGTAGTAAAATAGCAGGCACAACACAGTATCAAGTTGAAATTAATTACATAGATCCAAAATTATTAAAACGATTTGGTTATGATGCCCCAAGAGGTAATTACACAAAAAAATATACAAAAGCTTTTAACACGTTAAAAGAAGCGCAAGCTCATAGAGATAAGATTGCATATCCAAAACTAGCTAAAGAGATAGGTGTAGATGTTGATTATTTTAAAGAACCAAGTAAATCAAAATCATTTGCACGTAACGTTCAAGAGTTTTTACCTAAAAACAAAAAAGGATATATCACTGCATCACAACTAGCTACAGAGTTAGGCGAACCAGAAAAGTTTGTAACTAAAGCAGGAGTTGGCCGCGACAGTTCTTACATCAAAGCTATAAAAAATTTATTAGATCAAACTGAAGCAAGACAGTTTGGTTTTAAAGGAACACCGGGTCAAGATTTTTATGTATACAAAAAACCTACACCAAAAGAAATAGAGCTTTTAAAAAAATATAAAACACAACAAGGTTCTCAACTAGCGACAGGCACAGGCTATAATATGGTAACTCCTGATGTTGCTAATAGAATTAAAATTTTACATAAAAGTTCATTCTTTAAAAATCTTATGAATAGTAAAAAACCTATTACTACAGAGATGCTCTTGGATGAAAACTCAGCTTTAAATAAATTTTTATCAAAAAACAATATGAATCTTAATCAATTTTTAAGAGCGTCTTTAAGATATGGCGAAGCTTTAAAAGGAGATTTTTTAATTAATGTAACAGATCCAATTTTAAGTGATCAAAGTATTAAGATAAATAAGAAACTTGCAAATAATATTTACAAAACATTTCAAGACTCTGTAACAGGAAAAAAAGGAGATAAGATTAGATCTTCTGTTTATAAAGCAGCAATGTCAGATATAAGTGATCAGCTAGGACAAGAGACTACAACGTTTAGTAATTACAAAACTTATCTACGTAACAGGGCCAATAAAATACTTGGTAAAGGATCTGGAATAGACATTGATGAAATTGTTGGAGTATCATCAAGTGCTAGAAATAAAACAGCGCCGTATAGTGTTTTTAGTAGATTTGTAGATGCATCTTTAAATCAAAATAAATTATCTAGTTTTCAAAGTGCCTTAAGTAACAGAACAGATAAGTTAAAAACAGCAATAGCTAAATATGGACCAAACTCAAAACAAGCAAAAGATATAGTTAAAAATTTTGATATAGAAATTTACAAACCATATATGGCAGACTTAAAAGCTATGGGTGCTAACAATGTTGGCTTACCTAAACTAACTTTACAAGGACCAACTTCAAAAACTTTAGGAGGAGGCACAGGAAGAATAGCTGAATTAAAAGCACAAGGTCTAGACTTTGATGAGTTTTTTAAGAAAGAAAAATTTGGATACGTTATGCCTAAAGGTTCTTTAACACAAAAAGAATTACTTGATTTAGGAAAAGGAGATCTAAAAGGTTTACTGAATGATGTTAAAAAAATTGGATGTCCTGTTCCTGTTGGCAAAGCTGATGGAGGACGTATTGGTTTTTCTGAGGGTTTAGATTGTTTTAACAAAGGTGTTAATGCAATTAATAAAGGCAACATTCCAGAAGGAGCTGCAAAGAAAAACTTTATTAACTTTGCAAACAAAGCCATGGAGATAGGTAAACAAAGTGGTAGAGGACTTAGAACAATTGCTAAGTTTGGTGTTTTACCTGAAATGGTTATTATTGGAGCAGACACTCTTATCCGAGCTGGTATGGGTGACACACTTAATGAATCTTTCTTAAGAGCTACTGATATTTACAGAACAGACGATGCTTACGAACAAGCAGATGCGTCTGAGATAAATAGAAGAATGAATAGTAATGATGGAGAATTAATTTTAAATCTTAGAAAATTTAACAACGAAAAACAAAAATTAGATAGTATAGAACAACAAGAACAATCTGATTTAGCTTTAGCAGGAACCGAGTTTGATGAAATGAATATAGGTATGTCAGAACAAGAGATAAGAAAATTATATGCACCAAGAAAACAAGAGCAAGAAAACAATGTATTTAATTCTAGTATTTCTGACGCGGAAGAGCGAGCAGGATTAGCAAAAGAAACTGAGTTCGCAGATAAAAAAGGAGTTGATTATAAAAAATCTCCAGTAGGTGCTTTTCTTGATTATTTAGGAGAGAAACCTGGTTTTAAACAAGCTGTAGATCTTTTTGCTACAGATGTTCAAGGAGAGCCAAATGTGTCAGGTCAAACACTAGAAAATTATTTATCAGGTAAAATTTCTCCAGAAGAAGAAAAAGAATTACAAAACATAATAGATTCAGGTAATGCCAGAGGTGTTTTAGATGCTATGAAAAAAATAGAGGGAGCACAAGAAATTCCAGAGGGCGCAGTAAGAGAACCAAATGTATTTGATGAAGAGAGAAGTATATTATTTGAACTAGCTAAAAATGATCCTGCATTAGCAGAAAGATTTTTTGGTCCAAGTATGACATTCGCAGGTGACCCGATTCAACAAACAGATTTACAAGATGAAATGAATTTAGATAGAGGTATCTATGCTCTTGGAGGCAGAATAGGTTTTAAAGATGGACCAAAAAATCCAGGTCGAAGAACATTTATAAAAGGTATGGGCATACTTGCTGCATTACCTTTTGTCGGTAAATTTATAAAACCAGCAGCACCTATAGTTCAAAAACTTGCAAACACTCCTACTGTTATGCCAGACTGGTTTCCAAACTTTGTTGAAAAATTCATGAGAAATTCTATTGGTAAAAAAATAGACGCAGATCTTATGGAATTTAAAAATCCTGATTTACCTAATATAAAAGTAAGTAGAAATGATGATGGCAGAGTGTTTGTCGAAGGTAAAAACGAATATGGTGAAAATTATGCAATAGAATACGAACCACCAGGTTATGAACTTATAGATGAAAACACAGGTAAGGCTGTGAAAACACCTGGAAACTTTGAAGCTGTAGAAGGAAGACATGTTGCACTAGGTCCAGAAGATTATGACGTAGATCCTTTTTATGCAGAAGATTTAGATGAACTTGCATCTGGTGATATTGCAGACATGGAAAAATATTCAACAGGTAAAGTAACTGGAATAGTCGAGGATGCTTTTGGTGAAAGTTCAGGATTGAAAAAAGGTGAATACAATGCAGCACAAGCTCAAGGCCAAGCAGAAAATCAAGCAGATATATTGAAAGATGAGGGCTTCGATGAAATTGAGTAAAACCATACCCCCAAAACGAGGACCACAGCCGAAGGGGTTGCTTATTGATTATAATACTGTTAAACCTGTGAAACTGGAGAAAATAAATGGCAGACATAGACAAGTCTCTACCAAACGTAGAGCAAGAAATAAAAGTTCCATCATCTGAGGAATTAGAAGTTGCTCAGCAAGAAGAACAACAAAAAATTACTGAACAAGGTGAACCAGTAGAAGTTACAGAGAATGAAGATGGATCAGTAGATATTAATTATGATCCTTCCATAGGATCTGTTGAAGGTGGCCAAGAACATTACGCTAATTTAGCAGAGCATTTACCAGATGATGTATTAGGAAGATTAGGTTCAACACTTTATCAAAATTACCAAGACTATAAAAATTCTAGAAAAGATTGGGAAAGATCTTACAGAGAAGGTTTAGATTTATTAGGTTTCAAATACGACAACAGGACAGAACCGTTTCAAGGTGCATCAGGTGCAACTCATCCTGTACTAGCAGAAGCCGTAACACAGTTTCAAGCATTAGCTTATAAAGAATTATTACCGGCAGAAGGACCAGTAAGAACTCAAATTATGGGTGTACCTACTCCAGAGAAAGAACAACAATCTCAAAGAGTAAAAGATTTTATGAATTATCAGATCATGGATAAAATGAAAGATTACGAACCTGACTTTGATTCGTTATTATTTCATTTACCATTAGCAGGCTCAGCTTTTAAAAAAGTCTATTATGACGAAGCAACTTCAATGGCTTGCTCTAAATTTGTACCCGCTGATGACTTGATTGTTCCGTACTCAGCTACCTCATTAGACGATGCGGAGTCTATCATTCATCGCGTACAAATATCTGAAAACGAATTACGAAAACAACAAGTCGCTGGTTTCTATAGAGATGTAGATTTAAAACCAGGTCCAGTTAATGAAACTGAAGTTGAGAAAAAGGAACGTGAATTAGAAGGTGCATCAAAAGGTAGAGACGAAGACGTATTTAATTTATTAGAATGTCATGTTCATTTAGATCTTGAAGGTTTTGAAGATATGGGAGAAGATCAAGAGCCAACAGGAATTAAACTTCCATATGTTGTAACTATTGAAGAAAATTCTAGAGAAGTTTTATCAATTAAAAGAAATTACGAAATAGGTGATCCACTAAGAAATAAAGTAGATTACTTTGTACATTTTAAATTTTTACCAGGACTTGGTTTTTATGGTTTTGGTTTAATACATATGATTGGTGGATTATCAAGAACAGCAACATCTGCATTAAGACAATTATTAGATGCAGGAACATTATCAAACCTACCAGCCGGATTTAAACAAAGAGGAATCAGAATAAGAGATGATGCACAATCAATACAACCAGGTGAATTTAGAGATGTAGATGCACCAGGTGGTAACATCAGAGATTCATTTATGATGCTTCCATTTAAGGAACCATCACAAACTTTGTTAGCACTTATGGGCGTCGTAG